TAGGCGCTGTGAGACGCGAAAGACCGTCTTGGGCAGTGTATGACCTAAAAGACGTTTGCGCCTTCCTAAAGGCCCACACAGGCGTTCTGATGGCCGCTGTTGTGAATGAGTTCCCTGACGCCAGAGTTGTTGATGTTAGGCTATATGACGATGAAATCCCATTTGGACACGATTGAAAGGATACAACATGAGTAAAAAACAGAAGACGCGCACAAAGGTCTTGTCAGAGGCAAACGATTTAGTGACAGGCCAAAGAAGCATCGACTATGGCTCGGCCCATTCCAATTTCGGCTGCGTTTCTGCTATGTGGACAGCTTACTTGGGCCACCCCATAAGCGCATCAGACACCTGTCACATGCTTGCCCTACTGAAAATAGCTAGGCTAAGGGGCGGCACGCATTGGGACTCATCATGCGATGGCGCTGGCTATCTCGCATTAGGGGCGGAGGTCGCAGAGGATGAAGGGTAGACGCATCACCAATCATTTGGTAAATGACGTTATGGTAATCCCTCCCGGTTGCCTCTGCTCAACATCCAACTTAACCCCTGCCAATTTGGTGGGGGTTCTTTTTTGTTTGGTTTGGTATAATATGTTGCCAACTGAAGGAAACAGTTATGTCTGAACGAAAGTTCTTGGTGCGAGAAGATATTGAGATTGATGAGTCGGTCATTGATGCCGTGTTCAATTTTATGGAAGAGCGTTACGAGGATGGCGATGATCCAAGTCACGTTGTTCTTGCCATGCTCTGTGTTGTCGAGATGATACAGCACGCAAGCACCGGAAGGGATTTGATGCACTGATGGAGGAGTGGAGAACAGAAGAGGCTGCATCGTACAGAAAATTGTACAAGTTAAAGCAGTGGCGGCTTATGCGAGAGCGCGTGCTGCTTCGGGACGGCTTTAGGTGCCAGCACAAGGGATGTGGCGTCATGCTCAAGCGTGGACGCAGCCACTCAGCGAGTGCTGTAGTGCATCACATTAAGCCGCACAAAGGTGACTTGGACCTGTTTTTTGATTATAATAACCTACAAGCCGTCTGCTGGTCCTGTCACTCAGGCAGCATTCAGAGCATAGAAAACAAGGGCTTTGACACAACCATCGGTGAAGATGGCTGGCCTACTGACCCAGATCACATAGGCAATAAATGACAGCAAAGGGAGGGGTGGGTCAGATCGCTATATGCGTTGATGCGGAGACCAGTTGCCCCCAATTCTTTATTTGCGTTTACGGAAATTTTAGGGAAAACAAATGAGCCAAAAGAAACGAAGTGATAAAAATAGCATCACCGCAGCCCTTGGTGGGTTCAAAGGAGCGATGCAGGAAGTTCCAATTCCAGAAGGCATCGAATTGCGTAGTGACAAGGAGCTTGTTATATGGCAACAGTTCACGCGCGCACGCGCACGCGAAGATTGGCGTGATCTTGATTTGATTTTGCTGTCAAAGGTTGTTCGCATGGAAGCAGACATCCGCAGCCATCAAGAGACGCTGGATCGGTCTGGGGTCTTGATCCAAAACAAACGCGGCACGCTGGTTGCTAATCCCCTGATCACCATCATCGATACCCTTGAGCGCCGCCAGCTTGCTGTGATCCGTTCAATGTCTTTGAACCAAATGGCGTCTGATCCAAGGACGATAAACTCCACAGCGAGAACGCAGATTGACGCCAAGGCAAAAATGTCTAGTTTTGAGTCAGATGATCTGATCGCAATGCCGAGGGCAAATTAATGGAAAATGAATTTTATGAACACCGGGCCGCGCTTGTTGCCGACCTGATACCTTACGCGATGAACAGCCGGGACCATAGCGACGATCAGATTGCGCAGCTTGCGGCCAGCATCCGTGAGTTTGGTTTTACCAACCCCATCATCATCGATGAGAAAAACAACCTGATCGCTGGTCATGGCCGATTGCTGGCAGCGCGTAAGTTGAAAATGGATCGCGTCCCGGCGGTGGTCGTTACTGGCTTTGATGATCGCAAGCGCCGCGCGTTGGTTATTGCCGACAACAAGCTGGCGCTCAATGCGACTTGGAATATTGAGGCGCTGATGACGGAGGTCAAAGACCTTGGCGAAGAGTTTGGCGAGTTGATGGGCTTCAGTGAAGATGAGCTGATTGAAATGCTGAAGGGCGAAGACACCGAAGGGTTGACAGACGAGGATGCCGTGCCGGAAGCGCCTGAGGTTCCGATCACTGTTGAGGGTGACGTTTGGTTGCTTGGCAATCACAGGCTTATGTGTGGAAGCAGCACAGAATCATCCGCCGTTGAAAAATTGATGAACGGACAATCTCCAAACACAATGCTCACAGACCCACCATACGGGGTTAAGTATGAGGCTGATTGGAGAGCAAAAGCAAAGGGGAGGGTAAAAACTGATCGAGAGGAAAATTCAAACCTGAAGAATGATGATCAGGCTGATTGGTACGATGCATATGTTTTGTTCGGCGGTAGCGTTGCATATGTTTGGCATGCAAGCGCGTTTACTGACGTGGTGATGGACGGGCTTAGACGTTCAGGTTTCGAGATAAAGCAGCAAATTATATGGAATAAAAACGTCCATGCACTTAGCCGTTCAGATTATCACTGGAAGCATGAGCCTTGTTGGTACGCAGTAAAGCCCAAGGGCGATAGGAACTGGAAGGGTGGACGCACTCAGATGACTATTTGGGATGTTAAGTCAATTATTTTTGAAGATGGCAAAACTGCACATCCGACTCAAAAACCAGTCGAAATATACAAGCGACCGTTGGATTTCCATACAAACCAAGGTGAATATGTTTATGACCCATTCGGGGGAAGCGGAACACTGGCTATAGCCTGTGAGCAAACGGGGCGCAGAGCCTTGGTTATGGAACTAGACCCTAAGTATTGTGATGTCATAATAAAACGCTGGCAAGAGTTTACTGGTCAAGAAGCGACTCATGCGGAAAGCGGTAAAACATTTTCACAATTATCCAAATGACCAGAGGTGAAAAAGTCTGCGCTTTCATTGAGCGATATGTTTTAGTCCCAGAGGGTAAACTTGTCGGCCAGCCTATTAAGCTAATGAAATTCCAGAAGAAATTTATAATTGACATTTACGACAACCGCAAAGGAACCAGCCGCGCATATCTGAGCGTGGCGCGAAAGAACGGCAAGTCAGCTTTGATTGCGGCAATACTTTTGGCCCACATCGTTGGCCCTGAAGCCAGACAGAACAGCCAAATTGTCAGCGGCGCACGCAGCCGGGATCAGGCATCACTGGTGTTTAAGCTGGCCGAGAAAATGGTGCGCCTATCGCCGGGGCTTTCCAAGATCATCAAGGTTGTGCCGTCAAGCAAGATGCTGATCGGCCTGCCGATGAATGTGGAATACAAAGCGATCTCTGCCGAGGCCGGGACCGCGCACGGCTTGTCGCCAGTGCTGGCAATCTTAGATGAGGTCGGTCAGGTTCGCGGGCCAACCGATAGTTTTATTGAGGCCATTGAAACGGCGCAAGGTGCGCACGATGATCCGCTGTTGATTGCGATCAGCACGCAGGCTGCAACCGATGGCGACCTGTTTAGCATTTGGCTGGATGACGCGATGAACGCAAAAGACAAACGGATCGTTTGCCATTTGCACTCTGCGCCGGAGGATTGCGAGATCATGGATCGCGATGCTTGGTCGGCTGCCAACCCGGCGGTTGGAGAGTTCCGAAGCCTGACTGACATTCAGGATTTTGCCAAGCAGGCGGAACGTCTCCCGGCGAAGGAAAATAGCTTTAGGTGGTTGTATTTAAACCAAAGAATTGAAGCGACCTCGCCGTTCCTGTCGCGTTCTGAGTGGGAAGCGAACAGCGCAGAGCCGGAAGTTTCGTCTGGCATGAGCTGTTATGCGGGGCTTGACCTGTCGGCCAGCCGAGATTTAACCGCGTTTGTTATGGCGTTCCCGGTCGGCGATGTGTATCACGTTGTGCCACAGTTCTTTCTGCCTGCCGATGGCATCAGAGAGAAGTCAAAAGTTGACAAGGTTCCTTATGATCTGTGGGCCGATCAGGGTTTTCTCACGCTGATCGACGGTCCTGTTATCATCCCGGCTGTTGTTGCAATGGCAGTTGCCGAGGCTGCGGAGCGTTACGACATTACGTTGATGGCATATGACCGCTGGCGGATAAACGATTTCCAGCGTGAGCTTGACAACATTGGTGCGCAAGTTCCGATGGCTGCATTCGGTCAGGGTTACAAGGATATGGCCCCGGCTGTTGATCGGCTTGAACGGCTTGTTGCAGAGCGCAAATTGCACCACGGCGGCAATCCCATCCTCAATATGTGTGCTGCTGGTGCCGTTGTTGAGCGTGACCCGGCGGGCAACAGGAAGCTGCACAAAGCCAAAAGCGTCAGTAAAATAGATGGTTTGGTCGCTCTTGCGATGGCGCTCGGCGCGTCTGCGCATGAAGATCAAACTATATCCAGTTCACCTTGGGACGACCCAGCCTTTACGCTTGCGTCTTAATGCGCTATATTGCGAGAAACCATGCGCGTGGAAAATTAAAAAATGGGCTTACTTGACCGTTTCCGCAAGTCGGAAAACCGAAACCTTGAA